TAACCCAAGCCAGCATTCGAGGGCAAAACGGCACAGAGTTTGCCTTTGTTGGCCTAAAGAACAATGTGGCTAACGTCAAATCCTACGAAGGCGTTGATGTTTGTTGGGTGGAAGAAGCCCAAACCGTTAGCCGCTTGAGTTGGAATGTGCTTATTCCGACCATCCGAAAGGAAAAGTCGGAGATTTGGGTATCGTTTAACCCTGAGTTGGAGACGGACGAAACCTACCAACGGTTTGTCGCCCAGCCCCCGGCAGATTGCATCAGCATTAAAATCAACTGGTCGGACAACCCTTGGTTTCCCGAAGTGCTGCGGCTGGAGAAGGATTCCCTTAAAGCCCGTGACCTTGAGGCGTACAACCAAGTATGGGAAGGGCTGTGCCGCAAGTCGGTTGATGGCGCTATCTTTGGCAAGGAATTGCAGCAAGCAGAACTAGACGGGCGGTTGACCCGTGTGCCTTATGACGCTACAAAGCCTGTTCACGCCATCTTTGACTTGGGTTGGGCAGATAGCACCTCGATATGGTTCTTGCAGTTTGTAGGCATGGAAACCCGGCTGATTCGCTACATTGAGGACAGCCAGCAGACCATGAGCCACTACCTAGCGACCATGCAGACCTATGGCTATGTGTACGACACGATTTGGCTACCGCACGATGCACAGAACAAAACGCTGGCGGCAGCAGGGCGCACCATTGAGGACATTGTGAGGGCGGCAGGGTATAAGACGCAGATATTGCCAAAAGTGCCTGTCTTGGATTCAATCAACGCAGCCCGGACAATCTTCCCGTCTTGTTACTTTGACCGGGAACACGCTGCCGATGGCATTAATTGCCTACGCCATTACCGCTACGAAGTTGACCCTGAGACAAAGCAATTCAGCCGCACCCCGCTGCACGACCATTACAGCCACGGGGCAGACGCATTTCGTTACATTGGCCTTATGATTAAAGAACCCGAAAAGCGCAAACCTAAAGGGCAGGTTGCAATGGTTAGCGGTTGGATGGGTTAGTTGCAGAATAAGCCTACTCGGTGAGATAATGGCTAAAAGAGGTATTTATGGCATACACAAAAGCATCAGGTAAAGACCAACGCATAACGGATGCGATTAAGTTTTGGGGCTTAGTCAATGACGCTGACAGCACCAATCGTGCCGAGGCGTTGAACGACATTAAGTTTGCCGCTGGCGACCAATGGCCTGTCGAAATACAGAACAGCCGCAACGTTGAAGCCCGTCCCTGCCTGACCATCAACAAGATAGATTCTTACATTCGGCAGGTCACGAACCAACAGCGCCAGCAGCGCCCACGCATCAAAGTTCACCCCGTCAACAACCTTGCCGACTACAAGATTGCCCAAGTGATTGAGGGCATGACCCGGCACATTGAAGTAAACAGCAACGCCGACACAGCCTATGACACAGCGTTTGATTACGCCGTTCGCATGGGTTGGGGCTACTGGCGCATCAACACCCGCTATGTGAGTGAAGATTCGTTTGACCAAGAAATTTACATCGACACGATTGACAACCCGTTTACCGTGTACTTTGACCCGAACAGCATCTTGCCCGATGGCTCAGACGCAGAGCGTTGCCTGATTACCACGGTGATGGACAAAAAGGTCTTTAAAGATTATTACCCTGACGCTGACGATGGCGGCAACTTTGTACAGCGCAGCACAGGCGATGACACTGCGGCATGGATTACCAAAGAGGACATTCGTATTGCCGAATTCTTTTACATCGAGCGTGAACGAGCGAAACTGTATCAATTAAGCGATGGCAGCAAGATGTTTGCCGATGGCGACCGCTTTTTTGAGCGTGTAGAAGCCGCAGGGCTTACCGTTGTTGATGAGCGTGACAGTTTCCGCAAGGCAGTTAAGTGGTGCAAGATGACCGCCCTTGAGATTCTTGAGGAAAAGACTTGGGCAGGTAAATTTATCCCCGTTGTGCCTTGCTACGGCGCACAGGTTATTGTGGACGATAAGCGCAAGAAATACGGCTTGGTGCGCTTTGCTAAAGACCCACAGCGGATGTACAACTTTTGGCGCACGGCTATGACCGAATCGGTTGCGCTTGCGCCCAAGGCCAAGTGGCTGCTGGCAGAAGGCCAAGACGAAGGCCACGAAAACGAGTGGGCATTGGCTAACATCAAATCCAGCCCCGTGCTGCGCTACAAGCAAAAAGACATTGAAGGGCAACCAGCCCCAGTGCCATCACGCTTGCAGCCCGAAGGCCCACCACAGGGCATCATGGAAGCCGCTGGCGCAATCTCCGCAGACTTGCAGATGGTCTTGGGCATTGTTGACCCTAATCAATTGCCAAGCGGTAACATTTCCGGCAAGGCATTAGCAGGGCAGCAAAATCAAGTTGACCTGTCCAACTTCCACTTTTACGACAACATGACCCGCAGCATCCGGCACACGGGCAAAATCTTGCTGGACTTAATCCCCAAGATTTACGACACCGAGCGTGTCATGCGTATTATTGGCTCGGACGGACAGCCCGATATGACCACCATCAACCAAGCCAACGAAGTCGGCGAAGTGTTAAACGATGTGACCGTAGGCGAATACGATGTGGTGATGGACACTGGGCCGGGCTTCCAAACCAAGCGCCAACAGGCAGTAGAGGCCATGATGCCCTTGCTTACCAGCAACCAAGAACTGTTTAACATTGCTGGCGACTTGGTGTTCAGGAACATGGATTTCCCCGGCGCTGACGTAATTGCAGACCGCCTTGCCTCAATGAACCCAATGGCTAACATTGACCAAAAATCTGACATTCCACCCGAAATTCAGATGCGCTTGGCGCAGTCGGAAAAGCAATTGCAAGAGATGCAGCAGCAACTACAAGCGGCACAGTTGGAAATCAACAACCGTGGTCAAGTTGCGCTAATCAAAGAAGAAGGCGCAAACAAACGCAAACTTATGGATGTGACGCAAAAAGCGCATTCGTCAGAACTTATGAACGAAAGTATTGTCAATCAAGTTAATGTGAAAGCCGTAACAAGCCAAAACAAGACTGAGATTGACGCAATTGTTGAATTGTTAATTCACCGCATGGACACAGATCGCCTCATGCAAGAAATTGACAAGCGCAACCTTGACCAAAACGAATTTACCCAATTTGCATCGGAAGACGTTGCCGACAAATCCAGCCCGTTTATGGGCGGCGAACAACAAATGCCGATGCAATAATTGACGTTAATAGAATTGTGTGGTAAAAACCACAAAACCTTACCAGTTGGGTCAACTGGGTTTATTCTTTGAGGAAACTCAATGGCAGATTTAGCGGAAAGACTTGCAGCCAATGTGGTGACAAGTGAAAATTTAGCAGAATTTAATGCAAAAAGAATGGGTTTAGCCGAACCTTTGGAGGTAGTCGAGGCTGTGAAAACAGAGCCGACCCCCGTTGAGGAAAGCCGGAGTGAGCCAACTGAAGCAAGCGATGATGCGACAGCAACAGAGGATAGAAAACAAAATCCTAAGTTGGAAAGACGGTTCTCTGAAATTACCAAGCAACGTGAAACCGCACGGGCAGAAGCCCAGCGGGAACGGGAAGCAAGGGAAGTTTTAGAAGCCAAGGTAAGGGACTTGGAAGCCAAAGCAACGCCTAGCGCCGAGCCAGTAGCAGACCAAGAACCATTGCCGGAGCAGTTTACCGATATGTACGAATACGCCAAAGCGTTGACGGACTACCGGGTTGACCAGCGAATGAATGAGGAAAAGCAAAAGGAAGTGCAAGCGAAAGCAGCCGCCGAACGGGACAAAGTAATAAATGTTTGGGCCGACCGGGTTAAGGCAGCGAAAAGCGAGATTCCTGATTTTGATGACATGGTTGGGTCTGCTGACGTTACGGTAAGCAACGAAGTGCGGGACGCAATCTTTGAAAGCGAAGTCGGGCCACGCATCTTGTACCATCTTGCTGAGAATCCTGAAATCGCTACGAAACTGCAAGGCATGACCTTGACATCCGCTTTGCGACATATTGGGAGATTGGAAGCGCAGTTTGAAAAAACTGAACCTCAGACAAAGCCTGTTGTTGGGAAAAGTAAAGCACCCTCACCGATTACACCTATTCGGTCTGCGGCAAACGGGCGTGATGTAAACCTCACTGGAGACGGTGAATTTCATGGTTCATATCAGGCTTGGAGAGCCGCTAGATTGGCTGGGCGAATTCGGTAAACCCATTCTTTTAAGGAAATTTTATTATGTCTAACAATCTTCTGACGGTATCGATGATTACCAATGAAGCGTTAATGGTTCTTGAGAACTCATTGACATTTTCGAGCGAAGTCGAACGCAACTATGACGACCAATTTGCCGTCACTGGTGCAAAAATCGGCGCAACCCTGAACGTCCGTAAACCCGGTCGTTTTATTGGTACTACTGGCCCTGCTTTGAACGTTGAAGACTTCAACGAGACAAGCGTACCCGTAACCCTGTCCACTCAATTCCACGTTGACACACAGTTCACTAGCCAAGACTTGACACTTTCGCTTGATTCGTTCAGCGACCGTGTTTTAAAACCCGCTATTGCTGCTATTGCCAACAAGATTGACTTTGACGGTTTGACAATGGCGAAAAACAACACTGCTAACATTGTTGGCACTGCTGGTACACCTCCAACTGGCCTTATCACCTACTTGACCGCTGGTGCATATTTGGACAGCGAAGGCGCACCCCGTGATGGTCGCCGTTCTTGCATTGTTGAGCCGTTTACTGGCGCAACCATTGTTGACAGCCTGAAAGGTTTGTTTGTTCCTTCCGACAAAATTGCTGCTCAATACAGCAACGGTTTGATGGGCAAAGACTCCGCTGGCATGAACTGGCGCATGGATCAGAACGTGATCTCGCAAACTTTCGGTTCTTATGCAACCGCTACTTTGTCTTGCGCTACCACGACTGCAACAGGCTTCTTGACAACTGGCTGGGCTTCAACCTCCACCATTGCCTTGACCGCTGCTACTGCAACCGCTGGCTTGAAACAAGGTGACGTGATTCAGATTGCTGGCATTTACGCAGTCAACCCACAGAACCGCCAAGCCTACGGCAGCAACAAGTTGCGTAACTTTGTGGTGACCGCTGCTGTGACCGTGGCAACTTCAGGCACAACTTCTGTGACTGTTAGCCCAGCCATCATTACCGCTGGTCAGTTCCAAAACGTTAACTTGGCTTCCACCAGCGCCTCTGCTGTTGTTACCCCGTTCAACAACACTGGAACTGTGTCTGCACAGAACATCGTGATGCACAAAAACGCATTCACCTTGGCTTGCGCCGACTTAGAGTTGCCTAGCGGTGTCGTGTTTGCAGGTCGTTCTTCTGATAAAGAACTTGGCTTGTCAATGCGTATCGTTCGCCAATACACCATCAACAACGATTCGATTCCGACCCGTGTTGACGTGCTGTATGGCTGGGCTCCTCTGTACCCTGAACTCGCTTGCCGAGTAGCAGCCTAATGGTCTAGGGGGGTGTAAAAGCCCCCCGTTCTTAAACTCTTAAAGGAAATTATCATGGCAAATCCCGGCCCAGCAACCACAGTAACCGCAAACTACATCTTCAATGGTGATGCAAGCGGTGGTGTCCTACTCGGTGGCGCTGCCACCAACTTGGTAGGCTTTCACGGCGCAACCCCTGTTGCCCAAGCCGCAACGATTGCAGCAATCGGTAACAGCGCCACTGGCACTGAAATCGCAACTGCTGTAAACGCAATCATCACCGCATTGAAAAACAAAGGCTTAGTTGCCTCTTAATTCCATGCGGAAATGACGAAAAGCCACTCTCAAAAGGGGTGGCTTTTTCTCTTTGCGGGTCTATAATTCACCAAACTTCCAAAGGACTGAAAAATGGTCAACGTCTCAGTTATCCGTGTGTCAGGTCGTACATACGCACTCAATCTCACAACGTCCGCAAGTGCTGCGCTTTTAATCGAAGCCACCACCAACGACCAAGCCAATTACGTTCACTTGCTCAATACTGGAACTGGCGTTGCTGCTGTGGAGTTTTCTAACTCTGACACAGTGACTACCCCTACCGTTGCAAGCACAGGCACTAGCGGTTCTTACGTTCTGCCAGCCGCAATGAATTACCCTTTGATTATTGCTGTGCCTAAAGCGCCGTTTTACATGAAAGCAATTAGTTCAGGTACGAATACACTCTACATCACTGCCGCACAAGCGGGTTAAAAGAGGGGCGCTATGTCCGAAAATCAAACCGCAGTTACCTCAACGGTTAACTTTGT